GTCTAAGCGTCTCCATAGGGTTATTCTCTCCTGCACGACACAGGGGTTTGAAGGTCTGGTCTACCGTAAGGGGATAAATTGTAACTGCAGACAATGACGCTACCGGCAATGTGCCTCAACCGGAATGAGGAATTTGATGCCCCGTTGGGCAAGCTGTTGTTTGGTGATGTGTGGGTTGGTGTCGTCGATCCGCAATTTGTCACCTCGAGCTTGGGGGTGCCGCCCAATGAGTTGGCTCTTGAGCAGAGCCAGGAGGAACAGCAGCCGGCTGTTTCCTCCGAAGCTGAAGTGTTGGCGCGATCTGTGCGCACAGTGGCCGGTGAGGGATTTTGGAGCAAGTTGGTCCGGAATTTCAAACAAGGGTTTCTGCGTGCGTGCTGCTGTGGGTCAGTAGCGGAAGATTGGGAGTCAGATCGGCTGTTCCGTGGCCATGTGCGGTAGGAGATGCGTAGGAATCTCACCGCATACGCCGATCACACGGTGGTTGAGACCGTGGTCGCACAAGTTAATGCGGCCACCACCACTGAGGTGAAGCATGTGCCACGTTTGGTTGCGAACGTGACTGTGGCCCTTCGTGCCAAGCTTGGCTTGGGTGCGATGGACCGGAGCGTACCGGGGAATGTTGCTCTGGTGCGAGCAGAGGCTGCGAAGGCCCTGCGTGAGTGGAATGTGCGTACGATGGACGCGGCGGCCCACCTTCATGAGGTGGAACGCTGTTTCTTTGAAGACGACACACACTACCGCGTGTCTACCTGGCGTGCACGTGCTGCAGGCCGGAGCCGATTTATGCGGTGGTTTCTCGGAGTCAACAAACCTGTTAGGTTTGACTTCTGAGGGCGCCCAATCCGGTTGAAAGGGCAGAGCATTGGCCACAGTGTCCCCCTGGAATCTATGTTCTGGAGGAACAATGTGGACAGCTCTGCATCGCGCCCGGCTCACAGTTTAACTGTGCGCCGGAACGGGCAGTCATGCAAGCAACGTGAGTACCATGTAGTGCCGCGCATGGGAGACAACCATGATTTGGGGGTCTTTAACAATGAAGTGCGAATGGTGGAACGCGCACTCATTGAGCGGTACTTTCTTTGTAAGGTCGGAGATCAGTTTCTACCTGCATTGCAAACACGGAAGGAGAGTTGGGAGGAGAAGTAC